CACTCAAAGCTTTGTGTATTTGAGACAATCCCTCAACCTTGACATTACCCATCAACTGCCTCTTTACACATTAATTGTAGAGATACGTTGCGTTCTTGAGTGTTAAGCACGGAAACAATTTCAAAAAAACGCTTACCAAACTTAACTCTCATTGACGGTTTAATACCGTCTAGATGACGTAGCCATATCTGTGTAGTGATTTCTGACTGCACCTGTTGAGCTGAAAAGTATTCTCGACCTGATAATGGTCTAACATCAGCCCAAACAGTAGCTACTCTCTTCCAGGTTTGAGTACTTGCACCGTAATCATTCACTTCATTAACTTGCCGCAACAAGATAATTCTGTGACGTAGCTTTCCTATGTTCATATTAATCACCTACACATCTATAAAACGATAACGCTCAATGATGGCTTTAACAGTTGGAGGTAAATCAAAGTTTGTTACACCTTGCCCTTCGTTCCATCCACCACGGTTTTCATATAGGTAAGCGATCAGCATTAATATAGCTATTTTTAAATCGCCAGTGATTTCTTGTGCATTAATCGGTTTTTCTGCGGGCAATGTATTAAAAAGCACTCTATTCGTGTGGTTCTCAACCATCGCCTTTGCTGCAACTAGATAGGCAGACAACAAATCATCTTCCTCATTATTATCAATACGACATTGCAACTTAATTTCGTCTAGTGTGATTTCCATTCATCCCCCAAATAAAAAATGCGGCCATTTCTGACCGCACTTTTAACTATTTACCTGTTAATGCTTTAATTGCTGACACATCTTCGAGTACGCAGTCAAAGCGATGGAACGCTAAGAAACCTACTTGGTCAAACTCTGCGTAACGTTCCACTAAGCGACGTAATGTCATACCTGACACGCGACGAATGACGAATCGGCTGAAATCACCAAAGTAAGCAAATTTCTTACCTGAACCAATATCTTCGATGCCTTGATCAATCACATATTGATGACCTAAGATAGTTGCAGGCGCTACGCCAGCCACATCAGGCAACCATAATGGACGTTTTTGTCCATCCACCATTTCTTTCAACGTTTTTAACGTATTGTCGTTGAAAGCAAGGCGAGTATTGCCAACATTGCGATAGGCAGGATCTACTGAGTGGATCAATGCGTTAAAATCTTGCCATGCCACTGCAGCGGCTGCCGCTTGTGTTACACCAGTAACTGCGGTTTGCAAGCCTTTAGGTTGAGCAGGTGAGCCAACGCCAGTACCTTGAATAAGATATTTAGCTTCTGCACGGCCAATACGTTCTGCAATTCGACGAGATAAATACTCTTCGATATCCACACCTGAATCTTGTAACAATTCGTTTGATACGCGGATAATTTTTGATGAGAGTTTTTTCGCACCAAGCTCAGCAGTGCCAAATTCAGTATCTAATTCAGTTGCCGCCGCATTTTCGCCAATTAATTCGCCTTCTTCAGCGGTGCCATTTGCAGTCGCCCAAGTAATAACGCGACCGTCTGCAGTGTTAAGGATTTGAGCAACGCTCGCGATACCACCAAAAGCTTTCATTTGTTCAGCAATACGAGCCTGCATTTCTTTAGGTACGGTGTAACCACCTTTATTGTCAGTGCCTGCCGCTTGTGCGCGAAGCTCTGCCATCACTTGACGTTCTTCTTGGCTTAATTCGCCTAAGCCACGACGTAAGAACGAATTAAACGCTTGGGAACGTTTAACTTCTACATCAATAACTGGTTTTGATTCAGTTTCAATTTGACGCTGTTCTTCAACAAATAAAGCATCGGTTGATCGTAATGATTCTTCACGCTCAATTTGTGATTCAACACCGCCTAACTCGGATTTCATCGAATCCCACTTAGTGCGTTGTTCTTCAGTCCATGTTTTTTCGCCAATTTCATCATTCAATTGACGCATTTGAGCCGCGATATTACGACGTTTTTCTTGAAGTTCATGTAATTTAGCCATGATTTTTCCTCTTTCTTTAAATGAAAAAAGCCGCATTATTGCGGCTCGTATTGATAAAAATTACTTTTATTTAGCATTAATTAAGCTTAAGAATCGCTCACGTGCGGCTTTTTGTGATACCGCTTTAGCAATTGTTCCTGAGTCTCGAGCTTCTTTCCACGCTTCAAGTGAGCGAGCTGTACTGCTTGCTTCTTGGTAAGCGGGATAAGTCACAGGACTGACATCATAAAGGCGTGAAATTTTATGAATTTCACGGATGATTACACCATCATCATTCTCATACCATTCATCTCCATTACGTGCGATCTTAAACGCAAAAGATGATTGAGTAATATCACCACGTTTTAGTGGTGCAATAACTAAATCACGAATAGTTGGATTATCTGGTGCAATAATGTCGTATTTAAGGCCTGTTTCATCAACTGATAGACTCAACGTACCAGCTTTACTGCGCCCTAGAATGAAATTAGGGTCGTGATTAAACAACCCGCGCACATCATCTTCAAGCACATCATCAAATGCACCTGGCATAATGATTTCGCGAAAACCCCACATTACTTCAGACATAGTATTAAATACGGAACCATAACCGATAATGTGCGTAGGCTCATCATCTCGGCTTTCCGCTCGCACTTCGCCTGCGTAGGAGCGCTTTTCTACATCACTCATTTGTGTTCTCCGTTTGTTTATTGTTTGCTTGTTTTGCCGCATTCACGCTAACTAACATTTCATCCAGTCCTTCAACCGGATTCATATCTTCAAGTTGACGAGCTTCATTTCGCGACATCCAACCATCAGTGATGGCAGCATGGTAAAATGTTGCGCGCTCTCCTGCAGTACCACGCATAATTCCAGCAAGATTAAACTTCACGAAGTAACCCGCTTTACGCTCTGCTTCAGTAAAGATTTTTCGGTTTAGTTCCTGTTCCCAATTGACCACCCATGGCATCACGCTAAATCGAATAAACTGGATTGTCTGTTCTGATATGTTGGAAAATGTCGCTTTCTCCAAATCGTTGATCATGTGTGCTGGAACATTAAAAATACCGGCAATCTCTGAACGATTAAGCTTCATCATCGAAAGAAGCTCAGTATCGACTGGTGACACGGTCAAAGCCTTATAATCAAGCTCAGCAGGAAGTAATATTGTTTTATTTTCTTCACTTCTCAGCTTTTCTTGTGCGGTTTGCCACATCTTTTTAAAGTTTTCCCACGCATTGCTATTCAGTGGCGTCTTAACTGAAAGAATACCTGCAGGACGAGCATTTCCACCGAAGAAACCGCTAGCAAATTTTCGAGCATCTAACCCCAAGCCAATCGTCTCAGCATGAGTTTGAATGACTGATTTACCTGTTTTTATTGATGGCCCGAGTGATTTGATGTGTAAAACATCATCTGGAGATAAGCTCATTGTCTTATCGTCACCGTAGTAAGCGTAAACATAGCGACTTCCGTTTTTAAGCAACTGCACTTTCCACGGCTCTAATGATTCAAGCGAGACAACTTCACCGTTTTTATTACGAACAATATGGATATAAGCATTTCCATACAATAAAACAGAACTTTGTGCATATTCACGCAATTTATAAGATGTCTGCCAATCGTTAGGACTATCATGTAGCAGGTAATATGCCGGATGATCTTTTACTGTTTCTACTTTGTCTCCACTCTTACACTTAACGTGTAGCGGTAATTGTGCGACCGAACTCGACAACACGTAAACGCAAGCATAAACAGCAGATAACTTCATCGCCAAATCAGGACTAACTGATTTAGTCGGCTGCATTCCGAATATCTCTTCGTAAGCTGATTCAGCACTTAATGGCACCGCTGGATTTTCCAGTGAACGAGTGCTAAATAATTTATCAAAAATCATTGTTTACCTCTCGATGCCAAAATAGTTAAAAGCAGTAATAATGCCCCACTACCAATTAATGCAATATCTGCCCCATATTTGAGATACACTCCATAAGACATCAAGCCAAAGCCTGTTAGACCTAAAAGATCTAAAATGACAGTTCTCATAGTTCTAATACCTCATTCGGGAAAAAGTTTTCATCATCAGTGCTCAACATAATGCGACCGATTGCCATCATTAGAGCCACCGCTCCGTCTATTTTATTTTCTGGAATTTCTTTAATTGGGCGCACTACATCATCATTTCCTGGAACCGTCTTTCCAACCACGTTACCAATACACCACGTCATAATTGGATTACCGTCATGATGGAAACGACCTGATTCAATTGCCGCTTCCAATTCTTTCATTGGGTCGGATAAGTTGGTGTAGTTTTGTGTAATGGTTATAGGGTTCAGTCCTTCATCAGCTAAGTTATGGCTGATTGCTATCGCTCCGTGTGGGTCAATAGCAACGCAGGAAACTCTATGTTCTTGATTGGTATCTTTGATGACTTCTTCGATTTCTCGATAATCAACTTCCGCACCATCTGTTGCAGTCAAATGTCCACTGTTTACCCATTTTTGATATTTGTCCACCACTCGTTTTAAAGCGGTATCTGTGTTATAGATAGTATCTTCCGGAACGAAGAATTCTGGAGCAATACAATAATAATGCCGCTTACCATCAATAACCCGAGCAAACACTTTAACAAGCGAGTTCATATCAAGCTTACGCGCCATATCAAGGCCAAGCACAACATCATCATCTTGGAAATCTTCAAGTGATAATGTTTCATCCTTGCAGTTTTCCCAGCTCACCATGTTGAAATAGCTTTCTTTAGCTGACACCCATACATTCAAGTGTTTAGTTTTGAAGGTATTAGTAAGGCGTGCATTATTAATTGCCTTGTTTTGCTGACTAATTAGGTAATCGCCATACACTGACACATCAAAGTTTGGATTCGCTTTACGTAATACGCTTTCATCTGTCCAATCATCATCTTCATCAATTGTATAGATGATCCCAAATAGCTCATCATTAGGAATTGCACCGGATAATTTTTCAATTACTTCTCTGCGTTTGTCGTAACAAGGACCTTCGATGTTATAACCCGCTGTCGTAATGATAAACATAAGTGGTTGTTTACGCGCCCCCATACCAGTCAACATTGTGGTATATAGCTCATCATTCTTATGCTCATGGTATTCGTCCACTATCGCACAACTAGGCGATGCACCATCACCAGGTGAACCGATAAGCGGCTCAAACCGAGAGCCGTCAGCAGGTCTGTTTAAGTTGGACGCATTTACTTCGATGCCGAAAGTCGAGCAAAGCAGATCGGTTTTCTTACACATCAATCTAGCAGGACGAAAAACTTCCCATGCTTGTTTTTCGGTGGTTGCACCTGAATAAACTTCAGCGCCAAACTCATTATCCATGCAGAACATATACAAGCCGACACCTGCAGAAATAGCTGATTTACCGTTTTTACGGGGTACTTCAACATAAACTTCACGGTAACGACGCAGATTGTCGCTTTTACGCAGCCACCCGAAAGTATTTGCCATAATGAAGAGTTGCCAAGGTTCAAGCGTGATATTTTGTCGCTTTGATGCCCACTCGCCTTTTGTGTGTGGCAGATATTGAATGAATTTACACGCTTTTTCAGCCTTAACTTCATCAAAATAATAAGGAAATTTAACCGCACTTTGCTTTTCTAAATCATCAATGAATTGCTGACAGGTTTTTACAATAAATCGGCAAGCGGGAATTTTGCCAGCAATAACATCTTTGGCATATTTAATTGCCTTTTTTACATTATCTGTCATTGCATTAACTCCGCGAATGGATTCTCGATTTTATTATCGGCATTTCCCACTAATCGAGTGCGACTACTTGGATCTAAGCCAAGCAATGAGCCAAACTTAGCCATATCAGCCATCGCTTCCTTTAGCGTGGTGAAAGCCGGATTTCGTTTAATACCTGCATCTGATTCAATTACGCTACCGAATTTCTCAATATCACGATTAGCTTGCTTTCTGTTTTGGTAAGCAATGCAGTAATTTGCAACAGTCTGCAAATCTGTTTTGAGTAATACTTTTTGTGGGATCAACTCTTTTAACACAAAGACCCACATTGTTTTGCCATTCTCGTCTAGGTCATCTGGCGGCGGTGTATGCTCATCAAATTCGCTAAACTGCGGTTCATCTTTATTTAATTTTCGCTTACCAGGATTGCCTTGACGCTCTTTCACTGCTGTCGGCTTAGGCTTTCGCCCCCTACCTGAAACGAGTGCTTTTCCTGTCATTTTGGCTTACCTTTAAAATCTTAATTTCGCGGTTGTAAAAATTGAGTTAGGATGGCGGTTTCGATAGGCAAAACCTATAGAGATTTCACCACCCCCTACCCTTACAAAAACAACCGCACTTTAAACATTATTTCAAGCGTTCTCGCGCTGTTTTAAATTTATGGCATGAATCACATAGACTTTGAAGATTAGTTAAGTCATCGCTGCCACCGTGAGCCTTAGGGATTATGTGGTCAACAGTTGTAGCTGTTACAAACAGACCTTGCTTTAAACACTCTTGACACAGATAGTTGTCTCTCACTAACACAACCGATCTTATTTTTCGCCATTGAGCTCCATAACCACGCTGAGACGATGTCTTTCCTTTCTGATGTCTTTGCCAACCACAACCTTGATGTTCATCACAATAACCATTGCTGTTGATTGTTGTATTCTTACAGCCTTGCTTTCTACATGCTTTAGGTATTCTTGCTGGCATAGTTCCCACCAAAAGAAAAAAAGGCGAGTATTGTCCCTCACCTTTTATTTACTTAACTTCTCTGTTTGCCACTCCCGAATTTTATCAATACGGTTTAAGCACATATCACGTTCACGTTTTAGGATTACCGCGTACTTTGTCACATCACCATAAGTATCACCAGCAAATGCCGTCTTATCTAAATGAGCGGTCAACGCTGCAGGTAATTGGGAACAACTAACTACAACAGGTTTACTGGCGCAAGAACTCAATAACATTGCTAGGAGCACTAGTATTAAAAGCACTGCTAGTTTTAACTTGTTTCGGTATAGATTTGATAACTGCATCTGATTTACTCCTTGCATCTGACTCCACCTGACTTAGCTCAAATGTGAGCTGTCTATTTCGCTCAGCATCTTCTTCTAATCGAGTGATCGTTTGACTTTGTGCAGCAATTGTTTCTTGGTGTGTTTTTATCTTTCCATTCAACCCATCAATAGTTGCTGACTGATGATTAATCCATCCACACAATGCAATAATTACAAACGCAGAAACAACGGAGCACACCAATAAAACCTTTGTGAATCCGTTACTGATATATTGCCCGATACCAATCATGTTAAACCCCATAATAAATAGCGGTGCGGTTTAGGCTCTTTTGTTTACGCTTTCGCCATCTGATTTAATAGCTCCCATAACCGCACCGGCTAACCATGCACATAACAACTATACTTTATTGACTGGAGATAAACATAAATCACGTTCTCTTAATCTTCGTTTTAATATAGATTTATGCACCTTACCATTTACCCTGGAATAATTAGGGAAAGTATTACACATGCGAATAAAATCTTTATCAATTGCAGCTTTATAAAGCTGAGTCTTTTTAAAACGACCACTTTCTCTATCTAAGTAAAACCGAGAACCTTGACACCCAATGTTAAAAATTAATGAGCCCAAAGCATCTATTTGATTTTGGTTCATTTCATTGTATGGATAGTAATCAATAATGCACTTACTAACCTTGCGCAAATCTTTTGCATACTGATCTGCTATTTCTTCATTGGTATAGGTTTTACCAATGATGACATTAGCGCCACCCGTAGTAGCCGCTCCGATACCAAATGTCCACTCTTTTGCTGCACATTGATACGGATTATTTCTACAACCTTCTTCATCACCAGTTTCGCGTGCACCATTCTCGGAAATTATAATTCCTGATGAACGATCTTCAGAGTCATATACCAATCCAACAATTACACTAACTAAACAAACACCAAAAGCGCTAGCTTTTTTTAGTTTTGACATATTTATCACCCTGTATCATTTCACCGTTTTTGTCACGAACGCCCGCTCGAATTTCTTCGAGTTCTAACATTCGTTTTTTATAACGAGATTCACGTATATAACCACATATAGTGACAAGAACACCAATTAAAATAGACCATTCGGACAGAGTCATAGCTCCGAATAAAGCGGTTATCCAACCATAAGCCTGAGACTCTACAGGCATATCTTTGAGAATTTGCATTTATACCCACCATATTTTTGGCAATAAAAAACCCCCGATGGAGAACCATCAGGGGTTTAAAAATCAATTCTTCGTTTGTAATGTGCAAAAATCGCACTATAACTTATATGATATACTTTTAGTCTAGACTGTCAAGCGTTTTACGCAATAAATTTTAAATATCTTAAATTCATTGCTTATTTATCCATTTTGTTGCTAGCCATTCAAATTCACAAAATAGTTTATCATTATCACCACTTACTCTTCTAAGCTCCATAATATATGGCTTTAATGTATTCCAGTCTTTAATTACACTACTCTCGCTCATTCTTTTATAGACAGCTTCATCAAAAAGATCTTCTTTGATTCCAACACAAATAAATTCTATTGAATTAAGCACATCTAGCACAATGAAATTATGTCTTCTTTCTTCATCTGTAGATTTTACTTGTTTATCTAATTTACAAGCCAAAGTGGTAAAATTCATTCCACTATCTCTCATTCTCATATAGGCTTTTCGACGCTTACGATAATACTCGTTTGTATTATTACTAATAAGTAGATCAATGGTTGATTTTTGTTTATGTTGTTTTCGCAATTCTTTTAATTGAGAATATGCAAAAAAGGCTAGGTAACCTGTAAACAAACAAGTCCCTAGCCCAGCAACTGTATTAAAATCCATTAGACTTCCCAGCCTTCGTTTAAAACTAAATATTTCATTGTTACCTCCTACTGTTTAGACTAAAAAAAACTACTAAAGTTTAGTAGTTAAATCTATAAATTTAGTTAAAGAACAATGATTACTGTCACTAATCACACTTTGTAAATATAGGGTGTATTATAAATTTACACCCCACTCTATGCAATATAATTTTTGCAAAACATTTAAAATTAAACAACCCAAACACATTCACTCCCACTACTCACAATCATTAGCATTAAAGATGTTTTTACAGTTTTTATCCGGTTGAAATATTCCGCTTTTGAAATCCGTAGATAAGTCAATATTTCTTGTTTTTCCCATCGCTTAATGTAGGTCAATACAAACACATCATAAAGCTCAGGTGTCAGCTTGCGTATAATGCCAAGATACCCATCAATTTTTAAACCAAGGTCATCAGAGATAGAATTAATGCGATATTTATGAGCGTAACGTGCTTCACATTTCATTTCTGCAAATCCAGCGGCAACACGTGGAAATTCTGTTTCATGTCTTGGTGTTGCCCAATAACCGAACTCAACAACAATTGCATCAATATCTAACATGACATCTCCTTAATCGACACTAAAACCTTTCCACCCTTGACTACACATTTGCGTACAATTCGCAAATCATCAATAACACTATCGTCCACCAACACGCCAGCTTTCACTAATGCATCTAACAATGATTTAAAAAGATTATCCAAATCACGCATTCTTCTATCCGGCATAAATGCTTCCACCACCACTGCAGCACGAATACCAGCTGGAAATCTTGCTGAGCGTCTTGTCATCCAGGCGACCTGTGCTGCATAAGTGCGTCCTTTCGCGCTAATTAATGTTTTCCCATTTACTCTGCGCCAATAGGTATTAACAGAAGGTGGAAATGGTAGTTCAAGTGTTATCGTTGTCATAGAAATCTCACTTTAAAAAAGACCGCACTTTTGATTGTTAAACTATTAATCAATCACTAATGCACCAATCTTGATGGAGTATAAAAAGAACTTATGCCAAAGCTCTATTTGTGAACCATACTTTTCTTCAAATGCTTTTACGTTTTTATGTAATTCATTGTGATGAATTCGGCAAAGCGGAATACAATCCAAATCATCTGCTTTACTTCCCATCACACCATTACCATGACCAATTAAATGATGTGGATCATCTGCTTGTTTACCACAGCACACACAAGGCTGAGTTTTTACCCAACGTAACCATTTTTCAGAACGGATATATTGTGGCTTTGGTCTTGCCATATATTGAAGTTGAGGATCATCATCTGCTTTTAAATTTAAAATGGCTTTATCTAAACGGTCCATGTGATAAATAAGAGGATCTTCAAAGCGAGTAGAACTTTCTTTATTGTCTCGTTCGTAATTTTTAACACTAAAGACCTTTCTTAATAACGCATCACTTAATAAACGTTGAAGTCCATTCTTAAAACAATACAGCACTAAATCTGATTCTGTTAAAGGACGAGCATGTTTTAAATCCACTTGGATTTTTGCAATGATTGCTTGCTCTATATTTTGTTCCACCACCAACTTTGCTTTTTCTGCATCGTAGTTTCCCTTGCGCATTTCTGTATCGTGGTGCCAACAAGTTCTAATAAAACCGTCTAAGTGTGGAGTAATTGTTAATTCTTTATGACAGTATTCACCATCACTCAACTGACAATGCTTAATACTGGCCACAAAATTCATCAACGCTTTTTTTGTAAGTAATTTTGACCGCACTTCCTTATTTTTTAAGAAATCCACCACCAACGGTGGAAATTCTTCACTAATAGCCCCTTGCCAATTAACTACACCAGATTCCTTATGTTGTAATTCAGTAGGCTCTGGCATTAACACCATTCTCTTCGTCATTACTTGTGCAGCATTGCGCGGAATTCTAAACATCATTAAACCAAGGTCTGATTGTTTATATGGTGTCAACAACAATACTTGCATTAATGCCCCCGCAACGATCCTTTAATGCTTGCAATGATCTCTGCTTGGCGTGTTTTTGAAACTGGCATTGATGTTGCTTGTGCTGGTAATTGTTTTGTTGGCTCCGGTAACACTTCACCATTTTTTAAACGGTCTGCCATATTGCGTAAGGCATGTTTAATTTCTTTGCGTAACTGCTCTACCGACCAAGTGTATCTACGACAACGACAATACAAATCAGTGATAAGCCAATATTCCACGGTAGAATTGAATTTAAATTTATCCACATCAGCCATACCGTAACGTTGGAAACTTGCTAAACGCTGTGCTAATTCTTCTTCTGACGGTAAATCCATCGGAATTTTGCACCACTCAATGAAATCAAACAGGTTTGGAAAATAATCATTTCTTGCTGCACGAACTCTTGCTAATCCACGCTCTAACATATCCACAGATAAAACATCATGATTCACTAGCTCCTCAATCCAAATAAACTTCGCTTCTTCCAATGCTTCGTCTGTTGGGTAGTTATAGCGCCAACGGTTGCAGTAAGCACACAAGCGATTAAATAACTGATTCACTAATTCTGAAACATGAGTATTTAAATCAACCCCTGAAACGCAATTTTCTTGTCTGATTGCCACGTTCATTTCAACATCCCCATTTTGCGTAGTTTTTCCGCCACTTGCGGATTACGAATTTGAATTTGTCTGCCCTTTGCCCAATCGGTGCTTTTGCTTGCTGGGTTTGGTGCACTGCCTTTCGGTTTTAACATCGTGCCATCAGCCATTACCCAAGCACCGTCTCGCATTTCTGGTCTGCCCTTGTTATCCCAACGTTCTGAGCCGACAACATACTCACCGAAGTTTGTTGGACGGAAAATCGTACTTGGTCGGAGATACTCAACCATTTTCGGATCACGGCCCCATTTCGACACGAGATAATCCACCACACGTTTACACACACCCAAATCAAATTCAGCTAATCGAGCGCCAATCGCTTGTTTTGTTTTGTCAGTGAGCTTGTAGCCTGTTGGTTTACGTTCGCCTTGTTCTTCAGCGAGATTTGCCAATGCCATGTTCAAATAATCCAACACAACTTGCTCAGCTGGGGGGACTATAGGGGGGTTATTTATATTTGTTTTATTATTTGTTTTTGTAGGGTGGCGTTTTTCGCCACTGGTAGC